TGGCGTACGCCAACGGCGTGCGCATGTCGGAGCAGACGGTGAAGAACTACGCCCAGTACGTGGTGAAGGGCGTCTCCACCATGCAGCAGGTTGAGGACCAGATCCGCCAGCAGGCGATGGGCGCCTACCCGGCCTTCGCCGAGCAGATCAAGGCAGGTGCCTCCGTGCGGGACATCGCCCAGCCCTACATCCAGGCCATGGCCCAGGAGCTGGGCGTCCCGGACGGGGACGTGGACCTGTTCACTCCGCAGGTCAAGCAGGCCCTGAACCGCATGGACGACAAGGGCGCCCCGGCGCCCATGAGCCTGACCGACTTCCAGCAACTGCTGCGCAATGACCCGCGCTGGGGCAAGCAGCCCGGGACGGCGGACAAGACTCTGGCGGTAGGCCGCCAGGTCCTCAAGGACATGGGGCTGGGCTTCTAAATGGCGCTTACTCTGGATCAGTTGCTTTACGGCATCCGCCAAGTGGAGTCCGGCGGTAACTATTCGGTCGTGAATTCGATCGGCGCCGTGGGCGCCTATCAGGTCATGAAGGCCAACATCCCGAGCTGGACCAAGCGGGCTCTGGGCTACTCGATGACCTGGCAGCAGTTCCGGGCCTCCAGGTCCGCGCAGGACACGGTGGCCCGGGTCATCCTGGGCGGTTACTTCAAAAAGTACGGCGCCGCCGGGGCGGCGTCGATGTGGTTCAGCGGCCAGCCCAACCCCAACAGTTCGGCCTCGGATGGCGGTAACACCGTCCGCCAGTACGTCAACAAGGTGTTGGCCGCCTCCGGCGGTGGCAGCGTCTCCGCCTCTTCAGGCGGATCAACCTACAGCGCCGCGGCTGCCACGCCTTACCTGACCGACGATGAGCGGGCCGAGCAGTACGGCCTGTCCATGCGCCTGATCAACAGCTCTAAGGAGCTGAAGAACCTCTTCAAGCAGGCCGTGGCGGGTAGCTGGTCCAGCGCCCGCTTCGCGGCCTCCCTGAAGAACACCAAGTGGTGGCGGAGTCAGTCCGACTCCCTACGCAAGTACGTCACGCTGAAGATCACCGACCCGGCGACCTGGGCACAGAACAACGCGGCAGCAGCCGCGAAGCTGAACCGGCTCGCCGTGCAGGTGGGCCTGGGCAACCAGATCTTCCAGGCCGGCCCCGGCAAGGGGCAGGCCAATGCCCTGTTGAAGCAGGCCATCTACAACTCGCTCGCGCTCGGCTGGTCGGACGAGCGCATCAAGGACTGGATGGGCACCAAGGTCTCCGTGCATGGCGGCATCATGTGGGGCGAGGCCGGCGAGGCCTTCGATAAGCTCCACGGGATTGCGTACCTGAACGGACAGAAGTACTCGGACGCCTTCTACAAGGCCACGGCCACCAATGTGGCCGCGGGCAGGGCCACGCTGGAGCAGTACGAGGCACAGATCCGCCGCGAGGCGGCGGCCCGCTACAGCGCCTTCTCGGAGCAGATCCTGGCGGGCCAGAACGCCATGGATCTGGCGGCCCCGTACATCAAGAGCGTGTCCTCGCTCCTGGAGCTGCCGGAGACGGACGTGGACCTCTTCAACTCCCACGTGGCCTCTGCCATGACCAAGAGCACGCCGCTTTGGCAGTTCGAGAACGATCTCCGGGCAGATCCGTTGTGGCGGAAGACCAATAACGCCCGCGAAAGCATGTTCACCGTGGCCCACCAGGTGGCCAAGGACTTCGGATTGGCGTTCTGAGATGAGCACTCCCGCAGACCAGTACATCCCGGAGGAGTTTCAGCACGAGATCGACCTGCCCGCCGGCGGGGTCGATCAGGCTGCCGTGGACAAGGCCAACGCGGACTTGACCGCAGAGAAGACCAAGGGCGACAAGTACACGGCCAGCATCGACGCTGCGAACAAGCGGATCAAGGCCTATCAGGCTCAGCTGAAGAACAAGAAGCTGACCACCGCGCAGCGGGCCAAGATCAGTGCCCAGATCACGGCGCAGCAGAAGTACGTGGCGGCGCAGACGAAGCTGCGCTCCGCCTCGGTCACCCAGCAAGGCGTCCTGCAGAACAAGGTCTACGAGGCCTCAGGCGAGTACGACAAGCTCTTGTCGGGCGCGAACCGGGATGCCTTCCTGGCCCTGAAGAGCCTCTTCAACGGCTTCGGCCTGGGCTCCCTGGCGGGGAAGATCTACGACTTCGTCAAGCAGGGCTATGGCGCCGACACCATCGGCTTGCTGCTACAGGACACCAAGGAGTACAAGGCCCGCTTCGCGGGCAACGAGGCCCGCGCGAAGGCGGGCCTGGCCGTGCTGAACCCCGCGGAGTACCTGGAGACGGAGAAGGCCTACCGGCAGATCCTGTCCAGCGCCGGCCTGCCCAAGGGCTTCTACGACAATCCCGCGGACTTCGCGAACTGGATCGGCGGCGACGTCTCGCCGACTGAGATACAAAAGCGTGTCGATCAGGCCGTGGCCTGGACGTCCCAGGCCGACCCGGCCACGAAGCAGGCGCTGAAGTCCATGTACGGCGTGGACAGTACCTATCTGGTGGCCTACGCCCTGGATCAGTCCAGAGCGCTCCCGCTGCTGCAGAAGCAGGCCAGGGCCGCCGAGATCGGCGCTGCCGCCATCCGCCGCGGCTTCGCCGCGAGCCGGACCGACTTCGAGAATCTGGCCACGTACGGCATCACCGGAGAGCAGGCGGAGCAGGGCTTCGCTCAGATCAAGGACACCTACGGCTCGTTGCAGTCCATCGCCCGGCGCTTCGGTCTGACCTGGGATCAGCAGGAAGCCGAGCAGGAGGTGTTCACGCCCGGCGTGGGCAACGCCCTGCAGAAGGGCAAGGGCCTGCGCTCTCAGGAGCGAGCCCTCTTCGCGGGCTCGCAAGGCTCCAGCACCCAGGGCCTGAATGCGGGGTATCGTCAGACGTGACGTTGTCGCGCCCCTTGGGGCGCACAGAGGGCATGGTCTCGGTGCTGCCACCCTGGCGCGATGCCCAACCCCAAAGCCCCCGGACCTCTCTCCGGGGGCTTTGTGCTGCTCAGCGCTCCCAGGGGCGCTGAGTCTCCGGCTGCAGAGCCGGGGTCACGGCCCCCGTCGCCAGGCGCCAGCAGCGCCAGGCGCCTGCAGCAAATGCCGCGCCGAAGACGGCGAGCAGTGGCCCCCCATCGAACTTCACGACACCGACCACTGCCGCAACGGCGGCAAAGCCCAGCCAGATGGCGAACAGGTGCAGCAACAGCTTCTTCATGAAGCCCCCCTCTCCTGGCGCGAGGGTAGCGCTTCCGCCGGGCGCTGACATGTGCTAGCTGAAAAACGCTAGCTGGGTTTACAGTCGTGCACCGACGGACCGACCGGCCCCGTCCCAGGACAAGGCCGGTAGCGGAGCGCGAAGCCCCACCCCGGGGGCGTAGCTGGCCGCGAAGAGACACGGGAGTGCGCAGTGAGTGAGTACAGCTTCGGCTACGACGACTCCGGCGAAGAGCCGGGCCTGGGCGAGACAGAGCCCCAGCCGCAGGGACCCAAGTGGTTCCGTGAGGGGCTGGCCAAGCTCTCGGGACAGGTACAGGAGCTGAAGGCGGAGAACGACCGCCTCAAGGCAGCTCAGACCCGTGGCGAGCTGGAGAACGCACTCAAGGCGAAGGGTTACGCCCCGCAGGCCGCAGGCCTGTTCACGGGGACGCCCGACAAGCTGGACGAGTGGCTGACTGCCAACGGCAGCGCCCTGGCCAAGCTCCCCGCCGCTCCCGGCGAGGACGGACAGGGAGAGCAGACCCTTTCGGGTCCGCCGGCCTCCACCGTTCCGGCTGACGGTCAGGAGCAGATGCAGCGCATGCAGGAGCAGGGCACGCAGGGCGTGGCCCCTCCGGCTGGCACGGACAACGAGATCGCTGCGGCCCTGAAGGCCGCGCAGTCTCCCGAGGACTTCGCCAAGCTGATGCAGTCGCACGGCAACCCGTTCGACTGGAACTGACCTCCTGACCTCTCCCCGTCCCTACGGCACCCCGGAAGGGGTGAGAGGTCGCAATGCCCAACGCATTCACTGATACATCGGCAATGTCCAACGCGGTACAGACCGCGTACGACAAGAGCTTCGAGTTTGCTCTCCGCAGCCAGCCCATGTTCCGCGCGGTTGCGGACAAGCGCCCGGTCAACACCACCGCCCCCGGCGGCTCCATCGTCCTGGAGCGCTACCAGGATCTGGCCGTGGCCACCACGGCGCTGACCGAGACCACCGATCCGGACTCGGTGGCGATGGGCAACCCCAGCGCGG